CTTCAGGGGGTAATATAACCGCATCTCATCAATTGGTTAGACATCAAATAGAAAGTTATAATGATTTTATTGATACAAAATTACGAAAGATAGTAGCAGGATACAATCCAATTGTAATTACAAATGATTATAATGAAAAATTGAAAGAATATAATCAAAAAATTAGTATATATGTTGAAGAACCTCATTTTACGAAACCTATTTATAAAAAACAGGATGGAACTCAAATAAATATGACTCCACAAATGGCACGTTATGATAATTTAACATATTCTTGTGATTTATATGTTAATGTAAGAATTATAACAAATATTTATAAACAGAATGAAAATCATTTTGAAACTAAAACAAAGAAATTGAAAGATATTTATATTGGTAAATTGCCTGTAATGGTTGGTTCAAAAGCTTGTATATTGAGTATAATACCACAAGAAAATATAATATCAGAATGTCGTTATGATATGGGTGGATATTTTATAGTAAATGGAAATGAAAAAGTTTTAATTAATCAAGATCGTATTAAAGAAAACTATGTTTTAATTTTCAAACCTGCAAATAATATAGATATAATTCATACTGAAATAAGGTCAATGAATGAGCCTTTATATTTACCTACAAAGACTATTTCATTGTCAATGAGTAAAAAATCGAATCATATGGGTAGAGTTATTCGTATAAATACTTCATTTCTTAAAAATGAAATACCAGTATTTATAATGTTTCGTGCTTTAAATATATTGTCCGATTATGAAATTATACATCATATATTGTATGATATGGATAAAAAAAGAAATAAACATATTTTAGAAGAATTAAAAGCTTGTTGTGATGATGCAATTGGTGTAAATACACGTGAAGATGCGTTAGAATATATTTTAAGAAATATAACGGGAAATATGAAGAATAATAAAACAATTGATAATGTAGAATCTGTTTTAGATACTGATTTATTACCACATATTAGTGGAAAAAATAAAAAAGCATTGTATTTAGGTCATATGATAAATAAAGCAATTTCGATATATTTGGGTTATGAATCTTATGATAATCGTGATAGTTATATTAATAAACGTATTGATACACCTGGTATGTTAATGGCTAATTTATTTCGTCAATGTTATGGTAAGATAACAAAAGAATTGAAAGTTATGATAGAGAAAGATATAAATCAATGGAGAAATGATAATACATTTGTAGTTGATTTAATAAGTGATAAACAACATATTACAAAATATTTTAAACAAGGTTTATTGGATAGTTGGTTAAAATATGCATTAAGTACTGGTAATTGGGGTATTAAAACAATTGGAAGTTTTCAAAATATTAAACAAGGTGTATCTCAAGTATTAAATCGAATGTGTCATCATAGTACGTTATCACATTTGAGACGTATAAATACTGCAATGGAGAAGAATGGTAAATTAGTTCAACCAAGAAAATTGGATAATTCACAATATGGTGTTATATGTCCTTGTGAAACTCCAGAAGGTGCGCCTGTTGGATTAGTTAAAAATATGGCAATTTCAACTAATATTTCAGTATATTATTGTAATATATTGATAAAGATATTATTAAAAGATAAAGGTGTTGATGAATATACAGATAATATACAAGATCGCATTGGATTCTTAAAAAATATATTTAAACAATATAATGCATTAATAATAGTGAATGGTGAATTATTTGGTTATCATAAAAATCCCGAAGTGTTGTATAATGATTTAAAATCTTTTAAACGCCAAGGTTTGATAAATCCAGTTACTGCAATTTATTGGGATAGAATGAAGAATATTTTAAGTATTTCTACAGAGGGTGGTAGAATGTATAGACCATTATTTATAGTGGATAATAATAATGAATTAAGATTTCATAAATTTTTAAAGAAATATGGTATTGAAGAATTAAGTAAATGGTGTTTTGAAGGATTTATAATGCCATCTGTAATGGGTAAAGATGAAAAAGAAGGATTTATCGAGTATTTAGATATTGATGAAATGGCACATTCTATGATAGCAATGTTTCCTACTGATCTTAATATAAAAATGGAAGGAATAAGTTTAATTCCTAGATATACACATTGTGAAATTCATCCTTCATTAATGTTTGGTATTTTAGGTGCTAATATTCCATTTGCAAATCATAATCAAGCCCCACGTAATACATATCAATGTATTTGGATTGAAGAAGAATTATTAATGGATGATGGAAGTTATAAGAAAATGAAAGATATTAAAGTTGGTGATAAAGTTATAACTTTTGATTTAAAAGAAATGACTACATCACCCACTGTTGTAGTTAATCATAAGATATATGATAATATTAAACCAATTGTAAAAATTAAAACATTGTATGGTGATAAAACAATTGTATGTTCTAATGATCATAAGTTTATGACATTAGAAGGATGGAAATGTGCAACTGAATTTACTGAAGATACAAAAGTAGGAATATTATGTAATAATATTTATCATAAGTTATTTTATGAAGATATTGAACCATATGTTTTGGTAGATGAAGATATAATGGAAAACCGTTTAATAATGGCAAATGTAAATCCATCATTGATTACAAGACATATGAAAAAACTAAAAGAACTTAATTATATTCCTTTAATGAGTAATGATGTTAGATTGCCAATTATATCTGGTATATTTGGATTTATATTGGCAGATGGTGCTATTAATGTATATGATAAAAAACACGGTGGAAGAACACCACAAGTTCAAGCATCTTTTGGTAAACAAATAGATGCTGAACATTTTAACGATGATATTGTTAAATTAGGTTTCAAAACAAATCGTATTAATGAAGGATTTAAAACACATTCAACATCTGGACGTAAACATCATACATTTGATGTATGTTATAATGGTCCTTTTCCTACATTGTTAATAGTGTTAGGTATATCGTATGGTAAGAAGATTGAAACTGTCCGGAAACCAATTCCAAAATGGATTATGAATGGTAGTATGGAAACTAAACGTCATTTCTTAGCAGGTTTTCAAGGTGGTGATGGATGTAGGATTAGAACTTATCCAACAAAATCAAACGGTGTATTTTCAATCTCAACAACATCACAAGTAATGTATAAAACTATAAAAGATAGTTTATTAAGATTTATGTATCAATGTGTTGATTTGTTAAATGAGTTTAATATTAATTCGTATGTAAGACCTATTGAAGATTATGAAATTGATAAAGTTAAAATATTATATAACATTAGAGCTAATAATGATAATCTTATTCGATATTATGAGACAATTGGATATAAATATTGTATTTCAAAAATGCAAGATAGTGGATTAATCATTCATTATATAAAATCTTATAAAAAATATCATAATTTAACTTTTAATGAGTTTAAACAAAATGTTATTATTAAAGGTGAAGCTTTATTTCAACCTGTTAAAGTAGAATCTCACAAATATGTGCAAATTGCAGATATTGAGGTTGAGAGTAGTAATCATTCATTTATAACAAAAGGAAATTACTTTAGTTCTAATTCAGCAATGGGAAAGCAAGCTTTAGGGTTATATATGACAAATTTTAATACGAGATTGGATACATTGTCGAATGTATTGAATTATCCACAGAAATCGTTAATAGCAACAAAATTGAGTAAATATACTCACGCAGCGGAATTACCATCGGGTATAAATGCGGTAGTGGCGATAATGACTTATAGTGGATTTAATCAAGAGGATGGTATAATAGTAAATCGCGATGCTTTAGATCGTGGATTATTTGTAAGTACTCATTATAAAACATTAAAGGAACAATGTAATAAGAATCATTCAACAGGTGAAGAAGAGATATTTTGTTGTCCTGATAAAACAGACATATCAAAACAATTTAATTATAATAAATTGAATAAAAATGGATTTGTTGATAAAAATACATTTGTAAAAGCGGGTGATATTATTGTTGGAAAACTAATGCCTAAAAAAATAAAAGGAAAGATACATAATATTGATACAAGTGTAGCAATTAAGCAGAATGAAGAAGGTATAGTAGATATGAATTATAATGAAATTAATAATGAAGGATATGCTTTTTGTAAAATAAGGATTCGTAATCATAGAAAACCTGCTGTAGGTGATAAATTAGCTTCAAGTATTGCACAAAAAGCGAGTATTGGAATGATATATAATTCAGAAGATATGCCTTATACAAAAGACGGAATTATTCCTGATTTGATAATGAATCCGCATGCTATACCATCGCGAATGACAATTGCACAATTAATGGAATGTGTATTGGGTAAAGTTGGATGTATTGAAGGTAATACTCAAGATTGCACGCCATATAATAATTTATCTGTTCAAGATATTTGTAATAAATTAGAATCATATGGAATGGAAAAACATAGTAATGAAATAATGTATGATGGTTATACAGGTAGGCAGATAAAGACAACAATATTTATAGGTCCAACTTATTATCAACGATTGAAACACGTAGTATGTGATAAGATACACTCAAGATCATCAAATGGTCCAATTGTATTTTTAACAAGACAACCAAGTGAAGGAAGATCACGAGCTGGTGGTTTAAGAGTGGGAGAGATGGAACGTGATGCAATATTATCACACGGTGCAAGTTTATTTTTAAAAGAAAAAATGTTAGATTGTTCAGATAATTCAAAACAATATGTATGTAAGGTATGTGGAATGATAATGGTATCAAATTCTGATAGAAAACTATATACTTGCAATTATTGTAAAAATGATATAGATCCTTCACAAGTCAGGATTCCATATGCATTTAAATTAATAATTCAAGAATTACAAGCAATGAGTATTGCATTGAGGATTTCCGTTTAATAAATATTGTTCAATAGTAAATAAAATATCTTGTAAGATATTTAATATAAATATTTTATATTTTGTAGTATTTTTGATAGAAGTATTGAATGTTTCTTTTGTTAATATTATATTACGAATATTTTTATTAGTATGATTTTCGCATATTTTGTATAATTCGTAAATATAATAATTTAATGTATCATCAATAAATAATGTATCATCAAAAGTAAAAACTAATTCATCTTGATCTTTTAAGAAAATAAAATATTTTTGTTGATTTAATAAAATATTATTATAAATTGATTTTATATTTGTCATCTTTATTTTACTTTTAGTTAAGGTAAAAGCATATAATTATCAGTTCTACCGTATATTTTTGAAATTTCTTTATCTTCAGCAATACAATGTTTTTTTATTTTTGATATTTCATTAATAATTTTCAAAAGTTCATTCATTACTTCTTTAAAATTATTAATTGAAATAAATCTTGAAAAAAACTCTTCAGTTTTATTACTAATTTTTTGAAAACTATTAGTATCAATAGAACTATCAAGGATACTAAAAATACTATTGTTAATAGCCATAAGTTCGTTATTTGAAATATTGAATATAAGTTCGGTTGATATATCGGTGATAGTGGAACAAATTTGTTCTTTTTGTTTAAAAATTCTTATTTCATAACAATTTTTAATGACTGATTTTTCAAATTCTTCATGTTTTATTTTATTGAGGAGTAAATTGATCCGAGCTTCTTTATTTAATTTTTCATATTTTCTTATTTTATCTCTTAATCGTTGAACTTCATCATTAATATGAAGAATATATTGAATATTTCTAACACCAATAGAAATTATTTTATTGAAAGGTTTAAATAATTCTACTTTTTCACAAAATTTTTCGATATTAATAAATCTTCTTATATCAAAGTCGGTAATAGTAGGATTTGCAATACAATTATTAACCATATTTTGTTTTTCACGAGCATTTCCATTTTTACGCAAATATTCAATGTAATGAGGATTATGTAAATTTTTAGTTAATATTTCACTTGTTTTCCAATTAAAAGATGTATTACATTGAGTGCAAAACATCACATCGCAACCTGAAATCTTTGTAATACCAAAATTACATTTAGGACAATATTTTGTATCTTTTTTGATAAGTTCTGCTGTTTTGATATTATCAGGATCACAAGTATGTTCTGTATTGTTTTTATTATAAGCTTCAAGGCATTTAGAACAAGTAATATAATTACAAATGCCACATAAATTGCTTTGATATTTAAGCATACCATTGCAATTTTTATTGGAACAAGGTCTATTGTAAATAATTTTATTTTTTGTGTTATTGTTAATAATTTTTCTAAGAATTATTATTTTATTGTTTATTTCTTTAATTGAATTAATTTCTTCTTTACATTTTTCATTTTTTATAGTTTTTAAAATTTCTAAAGCTTCTTTTTTAATTGTTTTTTTATATTTTGTTAGTTGTTTTTTAATAGCTGTTTTAGTAATTCTATTTTTTTTAGGTTTTTCTTGTTCTTTTTTGTATGTTTCATCAATATCCTTTAAATTTTTAATAGTAATATCTTCTATAATTCCTTTAGTTAATTCATATTCAATTTTTGATATTTTATCTTTAATTTCATATTCTAAGTTAATAAGATGTTTAATTTCTTGTTGTGCTTTTTCTTTTTGAATAATAATTTCAACATCTGATTGAGTATCTGGAAGTAAAGAAAGTTGTTCTTCAATACTATTTTTATTTGTGTGTTTTCTATATTCATTTTTAAAAAAACTTGGTAGTAATGCTTTGCTAATAAACTTATCATTCCAAGATGTTTTGCAATTCATACAATTAACTTCATTATTAGAAGAATTAATAATATAATATCGAATACAGTTTCTACAAACTTCAAAATCACAGTTAAAACATTGAACTTTGAATCTTTTTACTTTATTATAATTTTCAATACAAATAGGGCAATTTTCTTTGTTCATAAATAATATTTTATAAAATATTATATCATTTTTATATATTTATTGCTTTTAATTATTGTTTTATTAGAATATTAAATAAATATATAAAAATATATTGATTATAATTAATATGTGCTATCATTCTAAAAAGTTTGACGAAAATGAATTAATATTAAAGGAAGTTAATACTTCAGAACGATATGTATTATTCCCTATAAAATATAATGATTTATTTAAAATGTATAAGAAGCAAGCATCTGTATATTGGGTTGCAGATGAGATAAATTTTGCAGAAGATTTAAAGCATTTGGATAAATTGTCTAAAGATGAAAAATATTTTGTAAATCATATATTAGCATTTTTCGCAGGAAGTGATGGAATAGTTATGGAAAACTTAGGAACAAGATTTTTAGCAGATGTTAATATACCAGAAGCTAAATGTTTCTATTCATTTCAAATAGCTATAGAAGCTGTTCATTCTGAAACATATAGTTTATTAATTGATACTTATTGTAAAGATGATAAAGAAAAAACTAATTTATTTAAAGCAATTGAAACTTTTCCTGCCATCAAAGTTAAAGCTGATTGGGCTTTAAAATGGATAAATAATGAAGAATGTTCTTTTGCACAAAGATTAGTA